AGGCGCATGTTAAAACTCCGATATAACCTCAAGCATCATTTTCATTCTATGCTGCATGAAGAAGTTCATTAGTTGACTACGATCTTTTTTGGGTTGATTCACGAAATTATTTATAATGGCATACTTGACAGACATCGGAATCATCGCGAAATCAACCATAACCTTATTACGGTCATAGTTAGCAACAAACTCGGGATCGGATGGCATCGTTGAAGGATTCTTGATCCACTCATCAAGCTTCTTAGTCATAATAGGTTTCTGTCTACGACCTTCAACTAGACATGTGTTATCTGACAAGACATTGGGAACACCATCACCCGTATCGCCGCGAATGATATGCTCGATAACATATTCCTCAGGTGATCGATCAGGTTTTACAAACTTCTTTTGAATGGGACTGTATTGTGCCACGTTCGAATACTTTTGCAACTGCCCGAAGTCGTGGTCACCTGAAACAATCAGAAAGGGTTTGGGTTCATCAAGCATGCCATGAAGATCGTTTGTTTGTGTCCACTCAGCAAGCGTTGCGATAACATCGTCTGCCTCAGCGCCTTCAACGTTTACAACCGGATAAGGAAAGAACTTATCTAGTTCATCGCGAACAGTTGCAAGTGCCTCAAAGATTGCTTTCCAATCATAACCTGAGTCCTCCCGATCTTTCTTTCGGTTAGCTTTGTAATGAGGAAAGACACCACGCCGCCAGTAAGTACGATTGTCACACGCAATGACCAGATCGCCATACTTGCTGCCAAACTTTTGCTTGTATCCGCGGATGCTGTTTAAAATCATATGGCGAATCAACGGGAGGTTGATATCGACATCCTTCCTACCCCCCAGCTCAACCATGAGATTGGAAATACCTACTTGATTAAAATCGACAACAATCATTTTACTACCCTTACAATCAAAGTGTCTGCATTAATACGTCCACTGGGCACAGATGCAACTGCCTTTACGTTATCCATGAACTTACGCAACTGCACCTTACCCGCAGCAAGCAACTCTTTCAATTGCTGTTCTGGTTTTCGTAATGTTTTCTGGCAGGACATGTCAGGATCATAGTTTTGTAGCGTAGTACCCTTAACTTGAATGCCCAGAGCACTATCTGTCTTATACACTGACAACTTTCTTGTCTTTGCATTGAACACCCACACCTGTGAGGAACCAACCATCTCAGAAGGCAATACGGAAGAAATCTTCAGTTCATCGTCTTTGACTTTGTACTTGATATCCTTGACCTGCTGCCCCGCAGGTTTCACTTTCTTCTGTCGTGGTTTACGATTCGCCTTCTTGAAACTGGAATACTTCTCTGCCTCTTCAATAAAAGATCCCAGCTTCTTGATGAAAAGTATCAGGTCCTTTTTCTTGAAATTCGAATAACCCTCTACCAGGTCCTTGTCCTTACCTTCATAAGCGTCGATCAATTCTCGCAATTTGCTCTTTGACCAAGTTTGAATCTCAGGACCTGCACTTTGAGGTAACTGTTGCTTTTTCAGATCATCAAGCAAAGAAAAATTGATGCGAGGATCCTTCGCCAAGGTATCAAATACACCCTCGAGTTCGCCCAAGTATTCTTTGATTCTATTTTGAGTCGCTTCTTGAATAGAAATACGAGGTGCGCTAGTAGTAGCAACGACTCGCTTAGGAGGTTTAAGATTCGAGATGTATGATACCAGGCGCTGATGATGCTCTTGTGACAATGCAGCACCTTTAATCGAAAGGCGCGCCAACCACCCCATGGTCAGATTGACTTCTGACTCATTCACTGAACCCAACCCGATGCCATGCTTTGTAGCAAAATCCTCTATGTACTTTTTCGCATCTTTCTTGTCACGCTCGGCATTGAACCAATTAAGCGACGAGACAAGATTGATACGATAAGAATCTGTCTCGCAGTTGATTTGCGAGGCAATGGGTTCAGAGGGGGTGGTTACTTTACTCAAGTTCAATCCTTACTGATTTGATGGAATCGTATCGTACAGCACGCCACTCTCCAATGTCAATATCGACAACAGAAAGTGCCTCATCATTTGGAGTCTTAGTGCGACCCGTCTTGTTTTCGTACTCAGGAATCTTACTTTCTTCAAGCGAGGCATTCATTACTCGCTCAGTCCCATCTTTCTTTGTGAAAGTAAGTTCAACGGGACCCATACGAAGCATGCTTTTCAACCAATCGCGAAAAGCAAGTTGGTCATCCTCACTCCATGTCACATACTGAGTCGTTGTCATATCCATACCTTTCTAGAAGTTTGTCGCCTACACCAAAAGCAACTTTGTTGTCAATGTAACTGGCAGCGTCACGAATGAGAAGTTCGATAAACATCGCCATCTCCTCATCATATTGTGCTGTCCAATCAATTACAGCACCGGGCGGTTTCCAATGTTCATCTTCCCAAAAACAGAAACCTGCCTCTTTTAGCAATTCCAAAACTCGTGAATTCATATTAGCTCCAAGTTCGGTGCCGTTCGGCAACCCATTCCACCCCATCATATTCTTCGATATACCAATCAACCTCATCAGGTACTTCTACGACCTTCAGAAGAGAATAGCGCCCATCAGCATTCGATCCCATCGATTCAACAACCTCAACTAGAATCGGATCATCGCGAGGAATTTGATGCACAAAGATATCCTCGATACCTTTTCGCTCGCAATACTCCTCAAGCGCATCCTCGCTCAATCCGAACCCACCAAACTCACGATTGATTACGATTTTCATTTTAATCCTAAAAAGTGTTAAGAGTAGGAGACAGTTCAGCGATCAGAACACGCTCGCGCTGATGGGCATTCTTACGACCACGCACCACCTCAAGAACCTGGTAGCGCCAGGAACCATCCTGCTGAGCACGCAAGGCCTTGCTGAAGGCCCAATCTTTACCGTCTTTGAGAGCAGCAGAGACATGCTTCTGCCACCGGACTTTGACGGAGCGCAGGTACGCTTGGCCTTGAGCAACTGTCAGACCCACATAAGTGTCACCGGTGGCGACATTGGTGATCTGGTACAGAACGTGATTTCGGTCGGATCGTCGTTTTCTCATCATGCTTACATTATACACCTTCTAGCAGAAAGTGCAACCGTTTTTTTTGTTGTTGAAAAACAACATGTTACAAAAAAACAACACTATTTTCTGAGGGTTTTTAGGTGAGATCCGTGGATTCTGCAGTGGATGAGGTTATTATACCAATCAGCAGGACGCTCAAGAGCCCGGTTGTCGATCTGTTCCCGTAGTTCCAAGTAGGAGAGCTCCCCCTTGCCGAAGCATAAGTGAATGATCTCCCGCTTGAAATTTTCTTCACCAAGTTTTTGAACGTCTGATTTTAGTTCATCAGATGATGACCAGTAAGTTTTCCAATCCGATTCGACCTTGAATCGTTTCTTCTTACCTTTGACTTGTTTGGTTCGCGATGACCAAAACAACTTTTTACCAATGTATCGACGATTGGTGATCAAACAAGTGATGATATAGACGAATCCCACATACTTTTCAATAGGTTCATTGAATTCTTGATTTTGATATAGCCACATATTGATCAGTCAAATCAATATGTATCATCCTCATCCTCTTCTTTTTCGTTATCGATTCCACCACCACAAAAAGGACAAAACATTACCTCGTAATATTTGTCCAAGTCATGTTTTATTTTGAAGATGGCATCACACTCGGTGCAAAAATAGCTTGTTGTTGACATTGAAAGGGTTCCCTTTTTTGTTTTTCTGCTTCATACACTCGTTGTCTCAAATCTGAGCTGCTGAATGAATGGTCGCGACGATTGAAATAAATTTGTATTCCCCTATCATGACAAATTTGCTTACCCGTGAATTCTTTGTCTTGATACTCAACTCCCATGATCCGCACATCAATTGGAAGTGTCTTTAGCAAATCCTCGAGTTCTTTTTCAGTGGTGTAAATTAAAACTTCATCAACATATTTACACGCCTTAACTTGAATCTGTCTTTCGACAATGCTCTGAACAGGTTTGTTTTTAAATGATCGATCAACTGTTGGATCGGTTTGTATACCAACAATTAAGTAATCACATTGTCGCTTTGCTTCTTCAAGCATGACAACATGACCGGCGTGAAAAAGATCAAAGGTAGAGCAAGTGAAACCAATTTTCATATTTTCCTCACTTCAATATAGCATTTTTCCAAGAAACGAATGCCATCTTCACTACGATAAGCATTGCGATAAAAAACGGAATTGATACCAGACTGATATACCAGTTTAGCGCAATCAAGGCAAGGGGCATGAGTGACAAAAAGAGTAGCACCGTCGCCAGATTCAGAAGATTTTGCCAACTTAGCGATTGCATTCGTCTCAGCATGAAGTACCTCAGGTTTAGTTTTTAGGACAGCATGCTTAAAGGGCATAGGATCGCCGCCATGATCAATATACACCTCCGAGTCAATCAATTCTTCATCCTCACAGTTGTTATCCCACCCCGCAGGCATGCCGTTATAACCAATAGAGATGATGCGATCATCTTTCACAATGATCGCACCCACTTTCAAACGCCTTGCAGAGGACAATTGCGAGTAGGTCTCCGCAACCGCCATATGCGCTTTCATCATCTTTTCTTTCAAGCAGCTTTCCCCCAAACATCTTCCCATTGACCCGACAGGGCACCTTTTGCATAATCTGTTGCTTTGTTCTCAAAGAAGTTAGTATGTGTTGGTGCATTGATCATTTCTTCAACCCAAGGTAAAGGATTCTTTTTGACTTTGAAGATTCCCTTCATCCCCAATGAGATCAATCGACGATCAGCAATGTATCGAATGTATGACTTGACATCTTCAGAAGATAGATTTTGCATAGGTCCCATACTGAATGCCAGGTCAATGAACTTATCTTCAAGTTCAACCATGCGTGTCGCAATGTTGTAAATTTGTGACTTCAGATCATCATTCCAAATGGCGCGATTTTCTTCCACAAAGGTGCGAAACAACTTGATCATTGATTCCGCGTGCTGTGTCTCGTCAACAATAGACCATGTAACAATCTGTCCCATGCCTTTCATCTTGCCGTGGCGTGGGAAGTTTAGCAACATGATGAAACTCGAGAACAGCTGCATACCTTCAGTGAACGCACTAAACGCTGCAATCTGTTGAGCAATCGTACTCGCATCTTGACCAGCAATCGACATGAAATAATCATGCTTTGCTCGCATTGCCTCATACTCGAGGAACTCATTG